CTAACATCAACACCTATACCGTATATACGGCCAGCCTGTGGCTCTGCCCAGACCTTATAATGTCCATCTTCGAAGGTTTGCAAAGGTAGTCTACATTGCTCTTTATAATCCTCTAATACCGATGTGTCAATAGCGGACTCGCCAGTTTCAAGGAACACACATTCAAATTCTTGTGAAAATAATTGCTCATCATTGCCGAGAGCTGCTTTCATGTCAGCAATCCACTTTTTACCGTGACCTGGAACCTCACTGTAATGAATACTCTCTGAATGCCAAGCAATTCGACCTTCTATAGCTTCACCTCGTTCTGCTTTTGAAAAGATTTCATGAAACTTATTACCTGTACCTTTTGGAGTACTAACTGCAAAAATCTTTGTTGTACCTTTTCGGGATGACGAAATAACCGGAATAACAGAAGCCCAGAAATCATCAATAAGATGAGATTCAATATGGGCCATTTCATCAATAATAATACAGTTTACAGAATCACCACGAACTGCACTACCTGTTGTAGTTGAAATAGCTATACTTGAACCATTACCAAAAATAACTTCCGTTCCGCCCCATGTAGCCAGTCCTGGCTTAAGCCAGTTCGGCAATTCTTCGAAAGCCATTTTGATACGACGAAGAATCATAATAGCAGTTTTCTCTTTATTAGCTACAATAACAACACGTTTATTTGATTGGAAGCAAGTGTACCATAATGCATAAATTGTCATCGATGTAGTTTTGCCCACCTGACGAGATGCACAGACGATTACAAAACGATTGGTTGTTAATGACTTTAAAACTCTTCTCTGAGAACGGTATAAATCAATCTTTCTTTTACCTTCATCCAAATCAACAATGAAAAAATAGTTCTGAGCGAAGTATACAAGATTATTACTACACTTTTTTAATTCCGCGACTCGCTGAGGTGTCCATTCGAACTCAGCATCTGTTCGTGGTAATCTCTTGTTACGTAGATATGTTTGATTATCAGACAATTCTACATCATCGACCATTTTTTTAGGATCTATTTTAATTTTACCATGGACCTTTCTCAATATAACATAAATATTTATGAAAAAATTGGAGAAGATTGTAATAAATAATTAAAAGACACACCAGACTATGTCTAAGGAGATTTAAAAATGAGAGATATGCTAGCAGAACAATATGAATTAGTTTTAGAGAATCAGATGAAAGGTACTGTTGACACACCTGGAATGGCAAAGCCGGGCCAGAGTATGTTAGATAAAGATACTAGGGAAGCAGCTGGTCGAGGTGTTAATAGCCCTGCTGCAAAATCCGTTGGTTCTCCGGAAGAAATGGATAAGAAGTTAAATCCAGGACACGGAAAAATTATGAAAGAAAGGGATATGGACGAAATGTTACCAGAAAGCAGTTTTGACAAATTATTTAAGGCTACGTTAATTGAAGAGGAACTCGGTGATGATGAGAGCCCGCTTGAGCAAACAGGTGGTGATGAATTTAACGATGAAATGGGAGATTTTCCACCAGATGGTGAAGGTGAAGATGATCTAGGAGAAGAAGTCGATGTAGCAACAGAACTACGAATGATTATCGATCGTCTAACAGAAATTGCAGAAAAGCTCGGCGCGTTCGATGAAGAGTCTGCAGAGACTGATGAAGAAGGTTTTGGTGAAGAGGGAATGGATGGAGATTTCGGAGACGAAGAGCCAGTTGTTCCTGAGGCAGTAACATATGGTAAAGGTGGTGGAGGTAAAGCCGGTGGACCAGGTAAGGGTTCAGATGGTAAGCTATCTGCATTCCCAGATAGAACATCCCAGATGCAATCAAAATCAAGCCAGAAGGTTAAGCATAGCGCAGTAACATCAAAGCAGACTGCAGCTGGTAAAGCTAGCCCAGGTGGTCCGGGTAAAGGATCAACCGGAAAACTCGGTTCTTTCCCAGACAGAGCATCACAGATGCAATCAAAAGGCAATCAGGTTGTGAAATCTGAAATGGGTAAAGCCGGTCGCAGCGTTTTTGATTAATTTATCTTTTATAGTTCAAAAAAGCGGAAGTATTAATTTGCTTCCGCTTTTTTATTGACTAGATTGATATACGTGAATTTAATCGAAAAGCCTTAAATATTAGTATCAATGGAGAATTTAATGAATTTTGAAGATACAATAAACCGAGTAGTTTTAATAACAGAAGAGGTGGTTGATATTCCTCGTGATACTTTAGATCCACAAGTATTCCAGTTCTATGCAGATGGTTCAACTCCTATTCTTAGAGATGGTATAAAAGCACAAATACTACAAGACATTCAAGCACTGAGTGGAGTAGTACCAATTGTAAATTTCTACATTACAGGTGATATGCTGACGCCTATTTGGACACCTAGAACTAGCATCGATGTTAATGTCGAAACTGATCCAGAAGTTATGGATAGCATTTCTGTTGCAGAAATACTGTTTAATCTTAGAAGACTGAATGGCCGCCTAGCTATTGGAACACAGCATCCGATTAACTATTATATTATACCAGATGATGTAGACTACGATGAGCTAGATGCAGTATATGATATAGCAAACGAGCGGTGGACAAAATTACCTGAGATATTAAATCCTTGTATCACCTCATTTATGTCCCGGTTTACTGAGACAATTAGTAGCATTGATATTACAACTGGTAAAATACACCGCAATCTAATTAATTTTGAAGAACTAAAAGATATAGGATTCGATAACCTAAAACAAATACGTCACGAATTGCAGGGTAAAGTGGACCGACTTGAAGATAGTATTCACTATCTAACAACATATATTTATAATGATACTGATATACTACGTAGATTAGGAACGGATCAAACAACAACGATTGAAGAAATTCTATACTACAGTGAAAAAGAGCATTTATCGGAAAATGTTATGTTTAAGCTTCTCGAGAAATACTACTTTAACAAAATTATAAAAAAGATAGATCAACTACTTGATGTTGACAAAGATTATGATATTAACGCTACAATTAAACAAAGCAAAATGGGTGCAGATTTTCTAAAGGCATAAATGAAAACTTTCGAACAACAGATTGTAAATGAAAATTTAAAGCGTTTCGGAAAAATGAAACTTGATAAACCAAAAGATCCACTTGGTTCACACAAATATAAAATGGCTCGTGGTATAGGAAGAAAGAGCCTTAAGCAGACTCCAAAATCACAAGAGAGTGGCGTAAAAGGACCAAAATTATCTCAAACGATCGGATCATTTGTTAAAAAAATGGATGTGAGTAATAAGATGGTTGATGTTGCGAAGAAGGCATCATCTGGTGTATGGCGTATTTCCAAGCCGCAAGTTTATGACATTGCATCAAAATATAAATTCAATATACCGGATAGAGAAAAACCAATGAAACATTTAGGATCAACTGGTATTCAGATGATTAGACTAAAACCAAATGTTTATTATTTGTATAAGCCGCCTCGTAAATCTCGCAAAAAGAGAATAGCGTCTGCGGGAAAAGCGATTGGCAACTTTCAATTAGGCATGGGGACATAAATGAAATGTATTAATGGAGCAAATTTAAGATTTAATCGTAAAGAAACGAATCAAAACGAGCGACGTATATACCAGAATTACTGGAAAGAGATAACACAGCTGTACGGAACATTCGTTGACTATTTCGTTTATGATTATAAGCTATCTTCACATGATTTTCTATACGGTGAAGAACCTCTTGCACCGTTTGTGGTTCCACCGAAAGGATTTCCAATTTTAGCAGAGTTTCAAAACGATTCGTTATTACTATCAAAATTTGGTATTCAAACTGAATCAGATGTAACTTTTATTATCCCTATACAAACCTTCTATGAGCAATTTGGTAATGGAGCAGAACCAAAAGCAGGTGATGTAATTCGCATGATAGAGCTAGGATGGGATAGGCCCGGGGGCCCTGATGATATCAATGTTTCCGCTAATGCTCCCCTTACGTCCTGTGAAGATGCTGCAGATCCATACTCATTAATATGTTCTGATGGCCTAATGGACATACCTGCTGGAGACTGTGATTCAGATGAAGAATCTCTATCTGGATACGATGATCCAGAAACATTTAGTAGACTCGTACGTGGTGCACCTTGCTATGAAATCACAGAACGAAGAGATGAAAATCTAACTCTTAATTATAACCCACTCCAAGGTCACTACGTATGGATCTGCCACGCTAAACGATTCGATTATAGCTATCAACCAAACGCTCCAAGAGAGCCAGGTAGCTCACAGCCTTCAGATGAAACGGTATACGGTCTTATTTCAAGTGAGAATGGAACCGGATGGCCACCTGCTTCCGCTCTACCAATGCCTGAAGATAGAAAAGATCCACCATATGATCAAAACGTGAATGATGAATCTAAGAAAAGTTGGAACTACGATAATACCGGAGACGATGTATACGGTGGATATTAACCTTCAGCAAGCGATGCGGCAATTTGATTCCGTGTAGCTATTAATTTGTCGGTTTCACCAGAAATTCGTGCTATGAAATCATCACCGGCGGAGCAGTCATTAAATATTTTCTCTATAGTTTGTCCAGTATTTAACGCTTGAAAAAGGTATTTAACCTTTAATTCCCCATCCACTCTAAGCGGTGAAATGTACGTTAACTTATACACTTTACCGGGTTCAAATCCGCTATCAACAGGCACTTTGGTATGCCGTCTATTTAACGCAATTTGCTCTGTAACAGATCCACCGCGCATTGGTGTTGATTGAAATACGCCAGCGGTAAATTTATGATCAAGAATATATAGCATCTTTTTGTCTCTTTGCAACGGCTGTGTATATTCCGTGTTCTACTTGTTTCTCTGCATCGGCACGTTGCTCCTGCAATCGTCTTGCAAAAATATCACACGTCTTTTCTACATACTTTTTAATATATAACGGCTCTAATCGTATCGACTCAAAATCAATTCCTCTGGATTCACATTCATCCGCTATAAAATTAACAGCTTCATATAATGCATACCAACGGGATATCTCGAAATCAGACATTTCAATTGTATTTCTCATAAACTAACTTTCTAAAGATTTTTTTATATATGACTCTATAAATCCATGCAGACACGCTAATAAATCTACGGTCGACATTTGTGTAAGATTTTTTCTTTCTACCTCTGTCGCTAATATCTTCATTATATTAGAAATTACATCAAAATGGCAAGATAAATCTTCAGTAGACTTATTTTCTATGTTGCATTGCTGTTTTGTTGTCTCTATAATTGCTGTAGAGAGTCGTTTATAAAAATTCGAAACAGTATTAGCATTATTGCCAAACTTACCTAACGCAACACCGTATTGGTATTGCTGTGATAGTTTTCGACTCTTACTTGACCAGTATTCTTCACTGGTTGCATCAATATCAACCTTCTGTGAGACAACTTCAGTCGGTCTTGTTAGAGGTATTGTTGTAGTTTGATCATTCTCTCGTACAACTTTTTTTATTGATTCAGTTTCAATGAAATCTATTGGTGCATTTGTCATGTTGTTTGAATTGGATCGTTTATCGTTGTCTGTCGTTGTGTTGGTTCATCTGAAACTTCACGCATTTCAATTCTATTTGAAAGCGGTTGAGTTACTCTTACAGTCGAGAATTGTATGTAAACTTTATTTGCTTGATTACATGAAACACATTCAAAACTATTATCTTCCATTAGCGATAGTGGTACACGATTTGGAACATTGCAGTACGCACAAGATAACGAAATTGGTACACGCAATTCTTGTGCGCCATTCATAACACCACTAATGATATCTTCTGCAAGGATCTCTTGACTTCGATCTCGTTTTATACTAGCAATATAACCGACAAGAAACTGAAGGACGAGTAATATAAGTCCAACTCCGAGTCCTACATAACCACTCTTGACAATTAACCCTGCTCCTATACCGAAAGAGGCAGCAACCCCGACCGCGATACCGATTGAAGTGTAAAAGGCTTTAATTTGGGGTGACATTACACCGTCCTTCTTTAATATTTTTTACGGCTTGTTCTAAGTTCTCTGTTATTTGGTCAAAAAACCAATCTTTTAGTATTTTGTTCTTTGGTAGCCCAGATCTAGTCTTACGACACAACTCTTCTGCGTCACCTATTGTTAGTATAAAGCGACCCATTAGTTGCGCCTCATTCCATTTAATAACATCGAACTTAATTCCTGGTATTTTTCTTAAATCTTTTTTCATGATAATGTTATGCGATCGAAGTCTTGTGAAATACTTTTTATCATCTCCTTGATGACTTTTACCTTTTTAAAACAATTTTCTAATACAAGCTTCTTCTCCTCGTCCTTTGTCAATACCTTATTGTACTTAACACAAGACTTCAACTGGATTTCCGCATTTGTAAGCTGAATATATGCATCAGCAAGATTCTCGTTTACACCTTCTAGAGGGAACATCTTATTCTTACCAGCTAGTTTCGCTATTTCCTCATTCTCTGCAGCGATATCCTGGACGTTGATACCTCCCGGTGAACCGGTCATTCCACGAAAAGGTGGTGATCCTGGTTGCCATGGTTTACTACCGGTCTGGCTTTGCGGTACACCGCGACCTCTCGTATTTGCCCCGGTCCCACCAATACCGGCACCATTCCAATCTTCGGTTATCACCTCTTCTAAAGACTCTTGTAAAATACTTTTACCCATTTTGGTTGTCCGGTATCCTCTCTATAACTCCAGATGCAAAACGATGACCACATCTCATGCAAACCCAAGTGGCTTCGACAGTGGTCTCTTTAGCAAATCGGTCATGCGATCTATCAACCCGTGGGCTAGTTGGATTACCGCAAGCGGTACATCTCTGTTGTGTTGGTTGTACAGTTCCTTCGTACATAATATTCTCCTTTAAAATATTTATGAAAATAATGTATTGATCATTGAAACTAAATTGTTCCTGTTCAATATCTTTTTCCAGTCCTTTATTTGTTCCATTTCTTTATCTAGCCCGTATTCCATACAAAGCTCTTTAAATTGGTCGATATCACCACAGGCGATAACATTCTCTTTATCAAACTGCATCTTATATGCATCTAGTTCACCAGTTTCCACATTGAAACCGTAATCTAAATCAACAAGCTTAAGATTTCGTTCAACAATCTCTCTATATTCGTCAGTAACTGTCGCCTCTTCCCATTCTTTTGCAAGTTTTGCAGAACGGACTTTACCGTGGCCGGGAAGTCCTTGGATATTATCCGATTTATCTCCCATTATTGCTTTATATAGCTTAAAGTATTTAGGCTCCACTCCAATTTGTTCCATAAAGTTATCTTGTGTTGTTAGCTTTTTAAGATCCCAGACAGATATATCTTCGTTAATAAGTTGTAGAAGGTCGTGATCTCCTGATACAATAACAGTTTCACCTGGTAGCTTTCTTGCCAGCCATGCTACCACATCATCAGCTTCTAATACGTTTGGAAAAATATGCTTCACTCCGAGAGCAGATAGTAGTTTTATAATTTTAGGCTCCTCGTCGTATAATTCATGAACATTATCTGGCTTTGATCTACCGGCCTTATATTGTCCCTCCAAAATTTCTTTTCGAAAATTTGTTGATGGGTACGTTAGCTTTTTATCCCAAGATGCATATATTTCGGTTGGATCAAATCGCTCAACTAATTTCTTAAACGTAACTAAAAATCGTGACATTAATTCCAGGCTATCCTCGCCATTATGAATCTTGAAACTCTGTGCTACATAAAAAATACGAAATTCCAGATTGGTTCCGTCAAGTATTAAATTCCTCACACTCATGTTAACTCTTTTCTTTGTAATAGGTCCAATTTGCACAACATACTTCATATACTTCCAAAGGAAGCTGCTCTACAAACTCGATCCCACCATTTTTAAGTTCATTCTTAATTTCAGTATGCGATAGAAATAAGGCTTCCATTGGATTTGGACAAAAAAGAAATGCATGTGTATGCTTTAGATCTTTCTCTTTAATCCAAATAAGAAAGCCTCCTTGGCGATCTCCTGATTTAATTGCATACATACCTCTAGGTTTTAACTTAGAGGAGTTCAACAAAATAGTTGGTAATAAACGTTTCATAATCATCTATATATTCTATAATTTCTACTCGTCGCAAGTCTATTGCTAATCGATTGGACTGGTCGTTTTCATTTAATCTTATCCATCCACCGCTATCATCCCACCACCCGTAAGGTTGGATAGTAACTATATCTCCAGACTCTGTCACTGCATCTAAAACCCGTCCAATGACAGGACCTCCTCGGTCTTTGTAGTGAATAAACTTCTTGAAATTCATACCTCTATATTAAAGCCTTATATGTGAAAATCAAGCTTGATTTAATCGTATAATTTCATATTATATGAGGATTGATGAAGAGGTTGTGTTTGGAAACAAAAAAAGGAGAAAGTTATGGCTATTAGAGAGTATGAACAAGAGCCTCGTATGCCAGGTGGAAGAACAGGTGACTTAGTTCTGGCGCAAGGTGAATATGCTTTGCTACAGGATGGTACGAA